AACCAAAATCTCGATAGCTTTTTCATTTATCCGCTATCATCGCGGCTTACCCTGATTGTAAACATAGGGATTATTTTAGGGTTGTTTTTTTGATAATTTATGTGCTCGATGTTCCGGTTGTGCCTTTGCCGCTGAAAGCGACGTGTTCCAACCGGCTCTCCCTTCGTCACGGGGACCCCGTGCAGCGAGGTTTCGGACAGGTTGGGAGTTCTGCGTGTTTGTTTATTTGATTGCTTTTTATTTGGCGCTCGTGGTCAATAATTCCGAAGTGACCGGAGCCGACATTTTCCCGTTGTTATCGACCGGGATGAGGACCAGATAGCTTTCTGCGAAATAGTAGTCGGTGGAGAACGTCGTGTCTTCGGTGGCGGCACGGTATTTTACGCCGTTTTGTTTGCAGATCGTTTCACCGAGATTGGCTGCTGCATCGTAGGCTGTTTTTTCGATCATTGCGTAATAGTAACCTGCGCAATCGGCTCCGGGGGTTACGGTTACCGAGGCATAGAAAGATACGCCGTAATTGTCCGTGATCGAATTTACCGCGATGGTCGCCGTCGCAGAGCCGGTAGCTTCGTAGCCGAGGGTTTCGAACTCGACCACCGTCGGAACGCCGTATCTGTCTTCGTTGTCGGCTTCGGGCAGGGCGATCAGTACGTATTGCGTATCGTATGCCAAACGGGATCCGTTGATGTCGTTGTCGCTGTATAGCGTTATCGGATAACCACTCTCTTTGCCGATCAACTCTCGTTGAACGTATGTATCCGCATTGCCGCCGTATTTGCGGTCGAAATCGGCTTTGGTGATGAAGTTGTAATAAGCTTTTTCGAAGCCGTTCCGTTTGACGGAGAAAGTCGCTGAGGTGAACGATGCGGTCTTCAGGGCAATATCGACCGTGAGCGACGTATCGTAGTCGGTGCCTGCGGCTTCCGTGTGGAACTCCTTGTATTGCAGGGGACCCAACTTGCCTTCGGCATCGTATGCGAACGAGAAGAAGTAATATTCGCTGCCCGGCGAAAGCCGGTCTGTTTTCCAGGTGCCTTGGAAGTCGGCCGTGATGTCGTAGTCATAGGTCTTCGCATCCAGTCCGGCCTGGACGAATTGTTCCGGGGTGCCTGCGGCTTCGACGTCGGACTTGGTCGCATAGCCGGCATAGTAGGAAACGACGCCGTCCTGTTTTGTCAGGGCGATCTCCAACTCTTTGCCCGCAACCTGCGGTTCGCCCAGCGTGACAGCGGCCTGTCCTGCTCCGAGTTCGTCGCGGGCGGGGATCGTCAGCGGAATTTCGATGATTTCGCCGTAGTCTTCACAGACGACATCGACCCCTTGCCGGACAACGGGAGCGGCGTAGAGAAGGACTTGCTGCGACCGGGTCGAAAGCAGGGTTTTGTTCCACTCTTCGAACGAGGCGGTTTTGAGGCCCGCTGTCAGTGAGGCGACTTCGAGGTAATGGATGAACTGCTCCCGGGAATCGACCTTGAAATGCTCTTCGAAATCGGCGCTGGATTCCGTAAGGTCCGGGTCGAAAATTTTCAGGAAATAGAGCGGGAATTTGCCGGTGTCCACGTCGGCCTTGAGATAGATTCCGTGTGCGGTCGCCACGGCGTCGATCCGTGCGAATGCGGTATAGGCGGGGGTCGTGAACGAATGCGTGGCGGGTTCGGACGGTTCGTCTTTGCCGTTATAGGCTACGACTGTCAATACGTAGTCGGTTTCCGCCTGGAGGCTGCCGACCAGGAAGGTCGATTGCTGTGGCTTTTCGACGACGGTCATTTCGGCTGTTCCGTCGGGGACATCGACCTTGTAGGCGATCCGGACCGCATTGTCGAGTTTCAGGGTGAAGCGGATCGAACTGTGGGTCGTAGCGACCTCTTCGATCGAAACGACGGCGGGGCCGGTCGGAAGGGCTTCGGTTTTGAATGCGTGGGTGACGGGATCGGCGGCCTGCCCGTTTTCGTCATATGCGACGGCGGTGATTTGATAGTCGGTCGCCGCCTCCAGGTTGTCGGTTGTATAGGTGCCGCCTTCGGAGCCGTTTACGAACGTAAGTTCGGCCGTTCCGTCGGGAACATCGACCTTGTAGCCGAAGCGGGCTGCATTGGCGGTTTTCAGGGTAAAGGTTACCGAATTATAGGTGGCTTTCACCTCTTCGATGGAGATGGTTGCCTTGTCGGGATCCGGCGTGGTCGGTTTTTCGGGGGTCGTGAATGTTGCGGTGGCCGGATTCGAAGGGCGCTGGTCGGCGTTATAGGCGATCGCCGTCAGCTTATAAGAGGTTTCGGGGGTCAGGTCGGTTATTTCGACCGTTTTTTCTTCGGAGCTTTCTATCGAAACGAAATCGGCGTCATCTCCCCCCCCCTCGATCTCGATCTTGTAAGCCATCGAGATAGCATTGGTCGGAATTAATCGAAAAGAAACGTTGTCTGCTTCCGGGGAGAGCTCTGCGATTTCGATGGTTGCAGGAGGAGCTTCCGTCGAAGTGTTGTCATCGCTGCACGCAGCGAGTACGGTGAGTAAAGTTAATCCAGTTAGGAGAAACTTCAGTTGGGCGAAATTCAACATAACATGATTTTTAAGTTAGTAAAAGAGGAGCGCACTATTACAAATATAATAAAAAGAATTGATTTTGCAAATTTTACCGATTTGTTAAATTGTATATTTTAATATTTGAATTGTAAAATCTGTGGTCTATTCGTAAAATTTTATAAATTCGAAAAGAAGGCGAGTTCGATTTTTTTCGGGATTGTGTATTTAGATCGATTGAACCCGGAATCGCATTGTGCTTGTTGAGTAAGTACCTTGGATTGCATAAAATAAATGGCAGGAAGGGTGAGGGGGCACATTGTCGAGTTGCCGTTGGAGAGGGGCTTCGTGCTTCTTTTGGGAAGAATTTGGATGTTTTGGCGATTCGTTTTCAGGTGCTTTTCGCTGACGGGAATCTCAAAGTTGTTGCTATGATCGGGCGTCGGTACGGACGGATTCCGTATGGATTTTATGGGAGGACGGAAATTTTCCCGGGTGTAAGTCGGCGGGAGTACAAGGCGGAGAAAGAGAGAATCGGCAACTGCGCTATGGTCGTGCAGCCGAAAACAAAAAGCGACCTGTCGAAAAACAGGTCGCTGCATTATTTTGTGACGCCGACAGGACTCAAACCTGTAACCTTCTGATCCGTAGGCGTAATTTCGGGGTTTTTGCTATTTTTTGGTAATTTCTTGTTTGTTTTATAAATAGCTGTATTTCAGTGGCAAATATAGCTATTTTGTTTTACTCTGTTTTTGTTTGGTTTGATTAAATGCGTATATTTGTGTGCAAATTGTGTGTGCAAATGTGTGTGCAAATCCAAAATCTATAACCAAAAATGAACTACTCAAAAGATGGAATAACGGTGGCCGCGATGCTTGACACCCGCCGTACGAAACCAAACGAGAAATACCCAGTAAAAATTCGCGTAACCTACCGCCGGGATCGCCGCTACTATCCTACGGGCAAAGACCTGACCCCGGAAGAGTGGGAGATGCTTGGAGCGACAAAGGCGCGTGCCCTTGTAGCGGTCCGGAAAGACATAGAGAGCAGCTACCAGATAGTGCGAGCGGCCGTTGAGAATTTAGCGGGTAACGGCGGGTTTTCGCTGGATGCCCTCAACGATCGACTGAAGGGGGCAGCGTCCAATACGGTAAACGCGATGTTCCGGGCCAAAATCGCCGAGCTGGAAAAGGCCGGGCGCGTTGGCAGTATGCTCGTTTATGACAATGTGCTGAAAGGGCTGGAGCGGTTTGCCGGGGAGCGCATACAGTTTGACGCCGTTACCGTATCGTGGCTGAAACGATATGCGGATTTTCTGACCAAAGAGGGGAAGGTGCAAACAACCATATCGATACACTTGCGCCACCTGCGGGCGATAATGAACGATGCCCGACGTCTGGGTATCGTCAAGGAAACGCAATACCCGTTCGGGCGGGGCCGGTATGAAATACAGGAGGGCGAGGGGCGCAAGCTGGCTCTGACGCTGGAGCAGATCGGGCGGATCGCCCGCTATGAGGACGGGAGCGAAGCGACGGCCAAATACCGGGATTATTGGCTGTTCCTCTACTTGTGTAACGGGATCAACGTCGCCGATTTCGTGAAATTGCGGTACCGTGATATTGTGGACGGTGAAATCTGTTTCGTGCGTCAAAAGACCGAGCACACGACCAAGACCCGCAAGGAAATCCGGGTAGTGGTCGTTCCCCAAATGCAGGCTATTATCGACCGCTGGGGCAATCCCCCGGGGCGTAATAACTTTATATTTCCGGTTCTCGACGGGACGGAGGACGCGATGCACCAGAAGTTGAAAACGATGTATTTGACCCGTGCGATCAACAAGCGGATGCAGGAAGTAGGGGAGCAGCTCGGAATAGGGAACATATCGACCTATACGGCGCGTCATTCGTTCGCTACGGTGTTGAAGCGTGCCGGGGCGAATATCGCCTATATATCGGAAAGCCTCGGCCACCAAGATCTGAAAACGACGGAAAACTATTTGGCCAGCTTCGAACGGGAAGAAAGGGAGAAAAACGCGGCTATTTTGATTCCTGACGGCTGGAAATAACCGCCTGTAAACAGCCGTATTTTCCGCGGATTCAATTATTTGCCTTACGATTTTGTAAACGGAGATTAAAAAATATTCTCCGTTTATTTTTTTTATTTATTTTTTGTAATGTAAAATACTTTTACACAGCAAATTGATAATTTGTAACGACTTGCGGGAAATAATGTTAAAAAAGTGAAATTTTCCTTTGAATATTCCCGAGGTAAAGCGATTTTTGCGGCAAACAAAGGAAAGAAATTTAACTAATAAATATTATGGGAAACAATTTAGTAGTAGTTGAACAGGAGACCCTGAAAGACTTGATTTCGGATGCAGTATTTGCCGCAATGCAGGATTACAAAAGACGCGAGAAAGCCACAGAGAGTATCGCGGATGCTTCGGAGTTGCCCGATGCGATGACCGCCGAAGAAACTCTGCCATTCCTGGCTTCGCTGGGTTATCGGACGACTATGCGCAGTTTGTATATTCTTACCCATAGACACGAAATTCCCTATGCTAAATTCGGCCCCCGTCGTTTGGTGTTCTCCCGGAAGGAGCTGCGTGAATGGGCGGCGCAGCAGATAAACAGGCCCCGGAACCGGGATGCGGAAGCCGCTCAACGTATTGCAGAAAGTGCTAACCGTAAATAATCTTATCGGGTATGGTACAGAATCAAAACGCCCCCGGCACTCGAAGCGAGCACGCAGGGGCAAAAACTAATACCATAGGGGCTAATGACACTACAAATGTAAGGTTTACCTCTGTATTTTCCTATCACCAGCAAAGGATTTATAACTTGCTTTCGGACGGTATTCCCCGTTCGGCGGCCGATATTACTATTTCGTTGAGGATGTCCGATCCCCGCAGCGTAATCCGCGATTTGCGTCATAAGGGCGTACCGATCGCCGACGAATGGTGCGAGGGCGTGCACGGGGGCCGATTCAAACGGTATTTTATTCGGAAAGGAGGGATGCAATAATGACAAATACGCAACAGAAAGAAAAGCCTAATTTTTTGTATTACACAGATTGGGCGGAGCAGCTATTGTCGTTTCCGGCGGATTTGCGGCTTAAAATCGACGATGCGGTAAAACGATACGTACTATACGGCGAAGAGCCGACCGATAGAGATGTTTTGTACTCTATGTTCGGACTTATGCGGGCTCAAATAGACCGCGACAGGGCCAAATATGCGGATGTATGCAATAAAAATTCCGAAAATGCGAACAAACGTTGGAAAAACGAGCGTATGCGGTCGCATACAAACGGATGCAATCGTATGCGCTCGAATGCGGTGGATGCCGATAATGATAATGATAATGATAAGGATAAGGATATAGATAAGAAACTCTCTAACGAGAGTAAAGAAAGTGCGGACAAGCCGCACAAAGTCGCAAGCAAACGCACGGCGTTTGTTGCTCCCCCGCTCGAAGAAGTTACAAACTATTTTTCGACGATCGAAGGGACAAAGAACGATGCGGAATGTTTTTACGATCATTTCACGGCTAACGGCTGGAAAGTGTCCGGTAAATCCCAGATGAAAGATTGGCAAGCTGCCGCCCGAATTTGGATGCGTCGCAAATCCGAATTTAATAACCATAAACCCACACAGCAAAATGAAAAAAAACGAATATACAAAGACCTGTAACTATCCGGCGGACGCCTTGAAGATCCCGGAATCGCCCGACCTCGAACGGGCTGTATTGGGTGCGCTAATGGTTTTCCCGGAATCCGTCGCCGATGTGCGGGGTATTCTTACTTCAACGGCATTTTATGATCCCCAAAATGCGAGGATTTACGATGCTATTTGCAAACTCGATGACCGGGGAATATTTCCAGACCTTTACCAGGTTTTCGAGGAGTTGAAAGGGACGGATATTTCCCGTCAGTATCTTGCCGTCCTTACGCAGGCCGTCGGATCGGGTGTCGGGATACTGAACCACGCCCGGATATTGGTGGATAAGGATATCCAGCGCCGAGGAATTTTTACGCTAATGGAGGGAATAGCCACAATACAGGAAGGCCCGGAGGGTGTAATGCGGGTAATATCAAGCCTTGAACGGATTACCGGCGATGTCGCCCGGATCGCTTCGGCCCGAAGTATCGGCGATGTGATGCAGGATACGCTGACCGCCCTGGAACGCCGCCAGCAGGCCCACCAGCGGGGCGAATGCGTAGGAATATCTACCGGTTTGCCCTGTATGGATCGTATTACGGGCGGTTGGCGGGGCGGTCAGCTGGTTATCCTTGCCGCACGTCCGGCGATGGGTAAAACGGCCGTTGCGCTTCATTTCGCACAAGCTGCAGCCGGGGCCGGTGTTCCGGTATGTATCTTTTCGCTGGAGATGCCCGCGACGCAGCTCGGCGGCCGTATGCTGGTTGGTGCTTCGGGTGTGGATGCGAGGGCGTTCCGGTCTGGTGCGGTAAGTACCGAGGATTGGAAGCGCATAGAACCGGGAGCGGCCCGGTTGGGCGAGTTGCCCGTGACGATAATCGATACCCCCTCTATTTCGATGCCCGCTATTCGGGCGCAGTGCCGGGTGTTGCAACGGCAGGGGCGGTGCGGTATGGTCGTTATCGACTATTTGCAGCTGACGGCCCCCGATTCTGACAAGCGCAACAACCGCGAGCGGGAAGTAGCCGAGATGAGCCGGGCGGCCAAAGTGCTGGCAAAGGAACTCGACGTGCCGGTCATTTTGTTGTCCCAGCTTTCCCGCAAGGTTGAAGAGCGAGCCGATAAGACACCGATACTTGCCGACCTCCGGGAATCGGGAGCGATCGAACAAGATGCCGATATGGTGATTTTTATCGACCGCCCGGCCATACGTGAGGAGGAAATGATAGACACCACCAAATACGGGAAAATTCCGTCCGAGGGCGTGGGGGTATTCTATATTGCCAAGAACCGGGAGGGAGCGACCGGCAGTACATATTTCCGCCACAACGAAAGCCTGACCCGGATAACGGACTACGATACGACACCCTCAACCCCGACCGACGGACAAAATGGCCCGTTCTGAAAACAGCCGATTTTACGGCTTTTTCCTGCCAGGTGGATCAACTATACCAAAACGCAAAGAAAATCGAAATTTCATAAACACTCCATGAAAAAACAGACATTTTACCCGCCTTTGCGGGATGAGTTTACGAAGTTCGGCGATAAGTTTGTGAAAATCGCCCATAACGAGGCAAACGGGATGTACTGTTACAAGCGCACCACATCCGACGCCCTGACCTATTACGAAGTGTTCAAGGCACCCGAAGCCAAAGACCGGGACGGAAACAAATACGAACGCTATCCGAGTTCTTCAGATTTCGGTTTCGGTGTGGCCCTTTGTATTCGGGGTGATGAGAAGCACACCGCCGACAAAATAGCGTTCTATATGGCTAACGGATTCGCCGTCGGGCGTTACCGCGTCGCGGGGTAAATGTAACTTGCGGGCGTCGGTAAATCGAACGCCCTATGCCTTTGCCCCCGTATCTTGCGCCACAATGGACACCGGAAGAAATCGCCCGGCTCGGTGAGCTGTACCCCGATCACAGTAACGAGGAGATAGCCGCAATAATGGGCCGCACCCCGGCAAGCGTCAAAATACGGGCTGTCTGGAACGGGTTCCGCAAATCACCGGCTTATAAGTACAGGGTCAAATCAGGACCCCGGCCCCGCAAGCAGGTCGGATGTATTCCAAACCCTTTGCCGGTTATTGAACGGTTATTAAGAAAACACGGTTACAAATAGCAAACAAAGGACGGACGGAGTTACCCCGCCCGTCTTTCGTTTTTACTGTTTTACTGTCAGAAAGCCAAAGCCCCGGAAAAACCCGATTTTTTACCCCCGCGCGCAAATCGCGATCCCGTTTCCTGAAAACGTTTTCCAAAAATTGCCAAAAAATGCCGGTCCGAAAATATAGCGAACATTAGATACGGCCGAGGGGGTGGGGCTGTTTACCCCGGAATTGCCCTGTTATCTGCCCTCTGATGCGTTATCTGCTGTTGGGTAGTATAATCTATCCACTCAAATAAATAAGCGGCCAAATAGCCACCTTTGTGTGCGTCGCCGGTTCGATGTGCAGCAACCCCAAAATATAACACTTGATTTGTCCCTATCATTTAATGTAGCATTATTAAGAGCATTAAAAAACTACTACATTTCAATACATTATTGAGAAGTAGTATATAAGGATATTTTAATGTAGCCTATAAGCATTATAAATATTACTTATAGAAGCATTACAAGCATTATATAATACATTAAATACTACATTAAATAAAGTTCTCGGATGTATTAAAGTGTTTGTTTATATGAATACACATATATCACTGTATTTCAATGTGATATATGTATTTGTATTTGATTGCTTTCGGGTGCTTGTGTACGGGTGATGCCGTTTTGGATGGGGTGGATAGTAACAACCCCACAGCCTCAACGACCGGAGCCGGGCAAAGTGCCTGCAATCCCCTTTTTTGATTTTACGGTTTTTCTTCGTGCGGCTGATACTTTCTATGTCCGGCGGGAGAACCGCCGTCAAATGCAAAGCCAATATGAAATACGGGCATTTATCATCGAAGGGTGCAGCGGGTTATTTTTTGCCATCGGTGCGTTTGAACCCTATCGGCTGGCCGACCTTGCGAGCCTGCGGCACCTTGATCGATAGCGCCGCGATAGCCTGATAAATGTTGTCAAGCTCTTTGCGCATATCTTCCGAAAGATCGTTTACCGCTTCGGCATTGTCTTCGTCAGCACGTTCCAACAATGCCAGCTTTGCCCGTATTTCGGACAGTTCCGCCGTTATCTGCGTCGTCGTGGTAATGTAGTTCCGCATCGCCACAAATGCCCGCATAATGGCGATATTTACTTGTATGGCTGTTTCACTACGTAAAACACTCGAAAGCATTGCTACCCCTTGTTCGGTAAAGGCAAACGGCATATAACGTCGGCCGCCCCTTTCGTTTGAGATCACAATTTGTGATGTCATACTGTTTTTGAGGTAGTTATATTCGGACTCGGTGATTTCAAACATGAAATCACTGGGGAATCTCTCGATATTACGACGTACTGCCTGTTTGAGTGTTCGTGTTTCCACTTGATAGAGTTCCGCCAAGTCGAAGTCCAGCATCACCCGCTGGCCTCGTACGGCGATGCAGGCCGGTATTACGGCGACTGACGCAAAGCGCGTAAAACACTGTTTTACAGCTAATTGTTTATAGGCGAATATTTCTTTGAGGTGTAAAACGCAAAGAAAACCAAGAAATAATTTGGAGGAGAATTATTTTTTTATTTACTTTGTGGTGTGAAACACAAAGAAAACTAAAAAATAGTATGGAAACAGCAAAAGAATTGAAATTCGGAGAATACAAGATGCGCAAGGATTACATCGGAACGCTGGAGGCGATAGAGTTGGGCGAAACGGTAATCCTCCCGGTAGACGCACGAGATTACTATTCAATCCACTCAGCGGCTTCCAGATGCAATAGGGGCAAAAAAATGAAATTTTTGATCCGCATGAATTGGGATGAGGGGTATGTGGAAATCGAGCGTGTCAAGTGGACGGCTCTGGACGGACAGCCCAGAAATGCACGCCCCGTCGGACGACCGTTGAGCCGTCCCCAATAGCGAATCAATCGAGCACCTATCCGCGCCCAAGTTCTTTCATTCGAGTAAGGTTAAGAGTTGAGATTAGTTGAGTTTGCCATTTCCGGGCGCGGATTTTCAAAGTCCGTATCGGGTTGAATGTCCCGATGTGGGCACCAAAGGACGGCACGAAAGCCGTAGGGGTCCTAACCTGCCATAAACCCCGGCCGCAAGGTAGAAAGGTTTGAACGAATAAGCGGTTCATTGAAATACGAGAACCATCCGAAGGGATGTAAAACCCGGCGAGCGACTTGGCGCAGAAGGGCGGATATTAGGCCGATCAATACCAAAAAGCAGGCGACGATCCGGAGCGATCCGGGGAGCCGGTAGCGATATACCCTGCGATTCGGTCGTGGTCTTCGATGACGACAGGGTACAAACAGGTCGCGGACGCCTCAATAGTCCGTATTTTGTTTCATTTATTCATTTTTTGTGTGTTTAGAGTTGTTTTTCCCGGCGCCCTCCGTGACGGCCCGCGCCGGTTTTTCGATCGCATCAAATCATTACATATATGGAAACTCAATTTCAGGAATCCACAGTCAAAAGTCTGTGGGTAACGCTTGCGGGCCGCCTCTGGCGTGCGTGGTACCGTCTCAAGAACAAGGTGCGCCGGACAATCGACAAGTCCCGCCGCCGGGCACATAAACTCCAAAACCGACCTCGTGTCTATCGGGTCGAAATTCGGTAAGAGTATGGCACACTTAATTACACTCGTAGTAGTTTCCGTTCCTGTTTGCCTGGTGTTCGGCTGGGCGCTGTCCGGTCCCCGGCGTATGCGGATCACCCGCTATCTGTTGAATGAAATTTTCGAACAGCGATGAATACTTCCTGCTACGTCACCGACACGGCTCAAATGCCGCCGTCCACTCGGAAAGAACCCTCGGAAGAATATTACTTCTTCGAGAGCACCCGTTTCAACCGGCCGCAAACGACAATTCATCTGACCGATCAGGAGATTCGGACTTTCGCCAAACGCATCGCCGATTACATCACCCGGAGGACATTTGCGGGTACTATGGAATCTTTCGACTTTCAGATAGAATATCACGGCGTTGCGGTGCAGGGACGCTATACGGTGGAAACCGAGCGGCAGGGCGCGGTGCATTCGATGGGAATGACGGAATGGATCGACGTCCCGATACGGGAGGAAACGAGCATAGCGAGCGCCTGGTGTACGGCCACGGACGAGGAGGTTCCCCGGGTGCTGGAGAAACTGAACGAACTGTTAAAATAATCGAATTGAATTTAACGGACTAAAGAAAATGAAAAAATACACACAAGCGGATTTCGACGCCTTTGAGGTGATCGACGGAATCAAACAATGCCCCTCGGGGGATTACAGTGATATACAAATATTCGGCGAGTGTTGCTCTTTCGGCAAGCAGTGCTCTTTCGGCAAGGGGTGCTCCTTCGGCAAGCAGTGCTCTTTCGGCGCGTGGTGCTCTTTCGGTGAGCGGTGCTCCTTCGGCAAGTGGTGCTCCTTCGGCGAGTGGTGCTCTTTCGGCAAGGGCTGCTCTTTCGGCAAGGGCTGCTCATTCGGCGAGTGTTGCTCCTTCGGCAGGGCGTGCTCCTTCGGCAGGGCGCGCTCCTTCGGCAGGGCGTGCTCTTTTGGTGAGTGGTGCTCTTTCGGCGAGGGCTGCTCCTTCGGCAGGGCGTGCTCCTTCGGCAAGCAGTGCTCCTTCGGTAGGTGTTGCTCTTTCGGCAAGCAGTGCACCTTCGGCGAGGGTTGCACCTTCGGCGAGTGTTGCTCCTTCGGCGAGGGTTGCTCATTCGGCGAGGGTTGCGCCTTCGGTGGGGGCTGCTCCTTCGAAGATAAAGGCGAATATATCGGCGATTATCCTTTCCTGGCTTTTGTCGGATTCGGCTCCCGGATTGGCAGCAAGGTTTACTTTTTCAACCTGCAAGACGGCATTTATGTCCGTTGCGGCTGCTGGCTGTCGGATATAGCGGGGTTCCGGGAGAGAGTGAAGGCGGAGAATGCCGATGCGATGTACCTGGATTTATGCGATCTGGTCGAGAGGAAGTTTAACCAAAAAAAACTGAAAAATACTGATGTATGAAAACGAGAATCGAGATTTACGAAATCGCTGATCCGAATCACATCGTATCTGACGGGGAATGGTCCCGAAAACTTTCGGCTGCCGACATACGCAATCATATCAATTATATGATGCGGCCTTTCGATCCCCGGAAATATTCTTCTCGCGTAGTATATATCAATCAAAAACAGTAAATATTATGGAACAACAAGCAACGGGATTGACGCTGTTCAACCGTCAAATTACCAGCGAACGCACCCAGAATTATCTGACGAGCGTCCTGGGAGCCAAGAAAGACAGCTTCGTAAGCAACCTCACGGCACTCGTCGCCAACAACAAGGCATTGCAGGAGTGCGAGCCTATGGGCGTGATGTTCGCCGCGATCAAGGCTACGGCCCTCGACCTGCCTCTCGATCCCAACCTGGGTTTCGCCTATGTCATCCCCTACAAAAACAACCGGGAGGGGCGCACCGACGCCCAATTCCAGATCGGAGCGAAGGGATTTATCCAGCTGGCCATCCGCAGCGGGCAGTTCAAAACACTGAATGTTTCGGAGGTCAAGGAGGGCGAGATCGTGGATGAAAACCTCATCACGGGTGAAATCACGTTCAAAAAGGCCGAGAATCGGGACGCTCTCCGCACGATCGGATATGTGGGTTATTTCAAACTGACTAATGGCTTCGAGAAGATGCTTTATATGAGCTGCGAGAAGCTCGAAGCACACGCGAGCCGGTACAGCCAAACCTATGGATCAAAGAAGGACTACATCCGGGCCAGTAGTAAATGGACTACGGATTTCGATGCGATGGCGCGTAAGACCGTGCTGAAACAGTTACTGTCAAAATTCGCCCCGATGTCCGTAGAGATGCAGGACGCTGCGAAATTCGATCAGGGCGTGCTGGGCGAAAACAACTCGGTACGTTACATCGATAATGAGGAAACGGCGGCAATTCCCGAAAGCGTGGACAAAGCGACGCTTACGAGCCGCGAAGCGATCAGTGAAGCGTTTATCGGCGGTCAGATCACCGAACAGGAGGCCGACGACCTGATGCAGAAGATCGGGATTACGAAAAACGCGGTCGAGGATGCGACGGTCGAGGCCGAAGTTAATCTGTTCGACACCAAAAGCGCGAAGCGATGACCGATTCCCGCTATTTCGAACAAGGAACTCCGGAATGGTATGAAGCGCGTCTGCATCGATTCACTTCCTCCGAAGTGCATAAGCTGATTCCCGGAGCACGGGCACGGCCCGGAGAACTGACCAAGACGGCCGTCGCTTATGTGTTCGACAAGATCGCCGATCGCATCACGGCCGGGGGTTGTTTGGAATACCGGGAACTCAACACCAGAGAAATAGAATGGGGACGCGAGCACGAAGATACGGCACGGCTGGCCTATTCGACGATTATGAGCGTCGATGTCCAGACCTGCGGATTCTTCGTCTGCGAGGATTTGCCCTCTTTCGGCGGAAGTCCTGACGGGTTGGTCGGGGAAGACGGTTTCATCGAAATAAAATGCCCCTACAATTCGTCCGTACACGCCCGGTATCTGGCTATGGCTACCCCGGACGATCTGCGACGCGAGAAGCCCGAATATTACGCCCAGATACAAGGTAACTACCTTGCGACGGGACGACGATGGTGCGACTTCGTAAGCTATGATCCCCGGTGCGCCAACTCGCTGCTGGCCGTCAAGATTCTCCGCATCCCACGAGATGAAGAGTACATCGACCGTATTAGGGAGGCAGTGCTGGCAGCCGTGAAATACAAACAGGAGATAACGTCCAGAATGGCGCTCCTGGCACGGCAACAGCGGGCATCCACTCCCTAAATAATCTCCAAGTATGACGACAAGAAAGACATATCCCCCGTGGTCGGAAAAGGAATTGGAAACATTGAAAGAACTCTATCCCGATAACGACAACGAATATATAGGTTGCTTGTTGAATCGCACTCCGGGGAGCGTAAAGATACGCGCCGTATGGAATGGCTACCGCAAATCCTATGAGTTTATACAACGCCGAAGAATGACGACGGATAACAAACCCCGCAAAATGGTCGGATGTATTCCGAACCCCTTGCCGGTTATTGAACGGTTATTGAAAAAACACGGTTACAAAAAATAAAAACAAGCATGACAATGGTTCTAAAATGTACAATCAGAGATAACATAAATAAAGATTGTGTAATAGAAGTTATTATCAATTCTAATAATAACGTCCTTATCCACCAAGGAGATACAGATAGAAGTCAGTCGATTATTTTATCACCTCAAATGGCAAAAGACCTTGCTAACGTGATAAAATACAAACTTGAAATATAACAGAACGGTATGGCCAGAATCAGAACCATAAAACCCCAGTTTTGGGATGATCTGAAGATCGGCCGCTTATCGCGCGATGCCAGGCTGCTTTATATCGGACTTTGGAATTTTGCCGATGATTTGGGCGTAGTAATAGCCGACCCCGTTTGGCTGAAGTCTAAAATATTCCCTTACGACAAAATACAACTCCAACAATTCGAAGGCTGGTTGAAGATGCTCGAAGAAACCGGATTTATTAGTCTGCTTTCCGTTAAGTCGGAAAGATTCTATTATCTGCCAACCTTTTCCCGTCATCAAGTAATCAACAGACCTAATCTGGAGGATGCAAACATACGTAAAGAATTGTTAGACAGTGCATTAAATGAAATCACGGAACGATCAGTGAACGATCACGGAACGATCACTGAACGATCAGTGACTATAAAAGGAGAGGATAAGGAGTATATTACTACCAGTACTTCTACTGGCGTAGAAGATACTGGAGTATCTGTGAGAGATAATATTATTTCTTACCCGGTAGAAGACTATAACGCAGGTGCGCGCGAGGAAACTGACAGTCCCGAATCCGATCTTCCTAAACGCAAATCCCGTAAGACGCTCCGCAAGGATGATGCAGGGATTGAAGAAGCTCGGATATTGACGTGGCGCGATGATTTTGAGATTTACAAAAACGAGTTACGCAAGGCCTATAAGACGCTCCTACAGGATGACGCTTGGATTTCGACGCAACAACGTTTCAACCCGAATCTCAACATTGCCCTCTCGCTCGAAAAGGCTTGCGTAAACTTCTGGGCAACGGAAGCCGGATGGCAGCATAAGCGAAAGCAGCGCACAAAGACTATCAACTGGAGGCAAACGCTCACAAGTTCGATCAACAGCCCGCAAAACAAAGTTTACAATGACAACGGAATTAGCAAAAAAACCGCCAACAACGGCGTTAGCGAAGATTTCAAACGTGGAGTTCTTGAAACGCTACTCAGTGGCGGCAATACAGAGTAGCTGCCGCCGTATGCAGTCGGCCGTGGCTTGTGCCGAATCCCAAATGCCGGTGTTATCTGTATTGCGAGCGACATACGGCGAAAAATGGACGGCTGCATATCTGGTACTTTGGATCGTCAATGTACAGGAGTTTTTCAATATTTCAGCCAAGATGAACGACGCACAGGTAACGGAAACGGCCTACATGATTTTGGATGACTTCTGGGCGTTGAACCTTGCCGATGTAAACCTGGTATTTACCAATGCCAAACGAGGGCAATACGGACAACTGTACGGACGAATAGACGGATCGATCATATACGGTTGGTTTCAGACATATTTCGAGGATCGATGCAATGCCTGCGAGAACCGCACGATACGGCAAGCCGAGGCTATGAGTAGCGATCACCCGGTAACGGACGCCAAAGCTGCGGAGTTTATCCGGCAATTGGTCGAAAAAAGAAAACGATCGAAATATCGGCGAGATGAAACACCTTGAATCGAACATCCAACGCGCTTTTGTACGTTGGTTCCGGCTTCAATACCCCGAGTATGCTTTGAATTTGACGAGCGTGCCCAATGGCGGATTGCGAAGTAAAACCGAGGCGGCCATCATGAAAGCTGAAGGAATGACGGCTGGAGCGGCGGATTTACTGTTACTTGTTCCCCGAGATGGGTTTGGTGTACTGGGACTGGAATTTAAGACCCAAGTAAAAGGAAGTCGTCAGACCCCAGCACAAAAACAATGGCAGAAATCTTTTGAACAGGTTGGAAACAAGTATGTACTTGTTCGCACACTGAATGAAGCTATAACGGCAGTTCAAAATTATTTGGATAAATGACAAAACGACAATTTTATCACTGGCTTCATTCTGCCGAGTGGTTCACTATGGGTAAAACGCATTGATTATATGACCAACCTTTCTTACCGCCAGGCAATGTTGATTAAACATACGGCCTGGATGAACACTCGCTTGCTCGCGCGGGGTCCTCGGCCGGAAGACGAGCGGTACGTGCCGCTCGCGGTGCGGATGCTTACGCTGGTCGGCTGCTTGAACTACGCGATGCTCGACCTTGAGTCCGAACTCACGGCATCCGGCTTGTTCCACCATGAAACCAAACGCCGCTATACGCAGGCCCAGACTTTGGTCACGCAGGCTCACGGCATCGCGTGGTCGATGCTTCGCAAGATCGACGACCGGGCCGCCCGGCAGTACAACGACAAGACGGACGAGGCGTATCGGACCATCAGCGGCTGTATCCTGTTGGAGGCTCCTCAAAGGTCTTACAACATCGTGCTGTCGCTGTGTAGGATCATCAGCTCTCTCAACGGTCGGATTTCGGGCCGCTACGACTTCAACCCGGCCAAACCTCTTGTACGCATCCCGGCTCTGTTGGAGTGTATCGGGATCGAGGATTGTAAAATAGACGGAATCATCGAATTGAATTTAACGGACTAAAGAAAATGAAAAAATACACACAAGCGGATTTCGACGCCTTTGAGGTGATCGACGGAATCAAACAATGCCCCTCGGGGGATTACAGTGATATACAAATATTCGGCGAGTGGTGCTCTTTCGGCAAGGGGTGCTCCTTCGGCAAGCAGTGCTCTTTCGGCGCGTGGTGCACCTTCGGCGCGTGTTGCTCCTTCGGCGAGGGTTGCTCATTCGGCGAGTGTTGCTCCTTCGGCGAGGGTTGCTCCTTCGGCGCGTGTTGCTCCTTCGGCGAGGGTTACTCCTTCGGCGCGTGTTGCTCCTTCGGTAGGTGTTGCTCCTTCGGCGAGCGGTGCACCTTCGGCGAGCGGTGCACCTTCGGCGAGCGGTGCGCCTTCGGCGAGGGTTGCTCATTCGGTGAGGAGTGCTCTTTCGGTGAGTATTGCTCTTTCGGCAAGTGTTGCTTCTTCGGCGAGGGTTGCTCATTCGGCGAGTGTTGCTCCTTCGGCGAGGGTTGCTCCTTCGGCGAGGGTTGCGCCTTCGGTGAGGATTGCTCTTTCGGTGAGGAGTGCTCTTTCGGTGAGGAGTGCTCCTTCGGCGAGTGGTGCTCTTTCGGCAAGTGGTGCTCTTTCGGTGAGGAGTGCTCTTTCGGTGAGGAGTGCTCCTTCGAAGGGAAAGGCGAATATATCGGCGATTATCCTTTCATGGCTTTTGTGGGATTCGGCTCCCGGATTGGCAGCAAGGTTTACTTTTTCAACCTGCAAGACGGCATTTATGTCCGTTGCGGCTGCTGGCTGTCGGATATAGCCAGGTTTCGGGAGAGAGCGAAGGCGGAGAATGCCGATGCGATGTACCTGGATTTATGCGATCTGGTCGAGAGGAAGTTTAACCAAAAAAACTATAAATAACTATGCGAGCGAACGAATATCAGACACGCGCGATGAGTACGCGGCTGCCGAGTTGCGAGAAGAAATTAAACAAATATGGCAATCCTGTCGGTAGTTATTTCCCCGATGAACGCTATTGCTTTGACAACGACGACAACCTCCCAGAGTTTGTTGAGATGCTTAAAAGTAGAGGATATTATATTGGCGAAGATGGTCATATCCGAGGGAAGAAAGGGACGTTGTCATCAAAACTTATGAGGAACGGCTACTATATGACATCTGCGCAATATAGAAATAAGACTTACTACTTCATGGAGCATCGTGTAGTATGGTGTTGGCACAATGGAGCAATCCCCAATGGTCTTGTCGTAAATCACAAAGACTACAACAGGTCTAACAATTTGATTGATAACTTGGAGCTGCTTACTCAAAAAGAGAATACGGAGTATAGCAGATGTCACTTCAATCCTTGCAGAGGAGAAAGAGGGAAAGGAGCTAAATTTACTGACAAGCAGGCATCAGCAATTAAAACATTAGGATTGAATTGCGGTTGGTCTGCAAATAAGATTGCAAACTTAATCGGCGAGCAACAATATAATGTTAGCCGAATAATTAGAGGAGAGAGATATGCTTCTGTTCCTTCTTATGACGACATTCTAAAAGCATATCCAATCATAGTTGATTACACAAGAAACAAGGATATTGGCGAACTGGAAGAAATCAAAAACTACCTACTTGGATTAAACGGAGAAGTTGGAGAGCTGACTGATATTTTCAAAAAGGTGTTATATCATGGGAAAGAATATGACCCGATTGATGTAATACTTGAGCTTGGTGATATACTCTACTATATAACATCCATTTGTAATATTTTAGGATTGGACATTGCTGAGATAATGATGAATAACAATGCAAAACTTATGGCAAGATATAGTGACGGTTACTCAGTGAATGCGTCGCTCAACCGCATAGAGGAACAGGCGCAGCAGAACCTCGACAAACTCGCCAGCCGCCGCGAGCGCGGCGTGATCGATGGAAACGGGGATAACCGATGATCGCAGGGATAATTTGGTTTGCTTCCCAAAAGCGGAACACACGCGAAGGCATCAAATCGAAAGAAAAAAAATGATACACATAGATCTATTTTCGGGAATAGGAGGGTTTGCCCTCGCCGCGCATTGGGCAGGATGGAGGACGCTCGTTACTTGTGAAATAGACAATTTTTGTCGGCGGGTACTACAATATCACTTTCCCGAAGCATACCATCACGATGATATACACACCTTGACTTATGAGACAATTGACGTTGAACTTTCAAAACGATACGGAACCCTCTGGAGGAATGAGGACATTGTCCTTACCGGAGGGTTCCCGTAGCCGTGCCAGCCGTTCTCTCTCGCAGGAAAGCGACAAGGAACAGAGGATGATCGCTACCTGTGGCCCGCGATGCTCGACGTTATTCGGACTGTTCGACCCCGCTGGGTCGTGGGCGAGAACGTTTACGGAATCGTTAATTGGTCGGAAGGATTGGTCTTCGAACAGGTGTGCGCTGACCTGGAGGCGGCAGGATACGAGGTGCAGCCGTACATTATTCCGGCTTGCGGTGTCGGCGCTCCCCACCGTCGGGACAGATGCTGGTTTGTCGCCCACCGTGCAGACGCAGGGACTGAAACGATGCGTGAACGGGAAGATGGTTTTTATGCCGTTGAGCCTGTTGCCCACCCCGACGGCGATAGACGCAGGAAGCGGCCGAATGAACAAAAGCCTCTCCCCGAATGCGTCGGAACGTCCGACGCTGGCAATGGCGTCGAAAATGGGATTGTTGCCTATTCCGACCGCCAACGATGCGAAGAGTGTAACGCTTCCGGCCAGTCTGGGCATACGCAAGGGCGGACTACCCAAGAAGGCGATGCAAAACGACGAATACCGGACTGGAACGGGTTCCCGACTCAACCCCCTGTATGTGGCGGAGATGATGGGTTTCCCGGGGAATTGGCTGGTATCGCCTTTCCTCTGTGGCGCCGGGAAGCCGTCAAAGCCTGCGGAAACGCCATAGTCCCGCAGGTGGCATTGCAGATTTTTGAAACGATAAATGAATACGAGAAGATATGAAAACCAAACTACTGCGCCGACTGAGGCGGGAGGGGCGTTGTCAGATACGTGTCTATTCAGTTCGTAAGGATATGGATGGGACGGTTGTTGGCATACGCTACGGGTATAATTCGGATGAATATGCGCATCTATGGCATTTTGCGATGACTTCGGATGAACTTAAATCAGAAGCAATGAAGATATATATCCTCCGCCGCATTGCGGAGCTAAAAGGAAAGAGAAAATGAAAAAAGTAATGTTCAACGATCTTTACGGGTAGTTTACGAATTTGAGTTGGTGAAACAACGAGATTCGATGCAGAACATTGCAAAACTTTGAAAAACTTTCAAACATTTTGAAATATGAGAGAAATTAAATTCCGGGGCAAGCGCCTCGACAACGGGGAGTGGATCGAGGGCGATCTTCTTCGAATGCTTGACCATTGGTTTATATTCCCCGATCCTGTGCCGGAAGGAATTGATAAATACGAGGTCGATCCCGCCACCGTTGGCGAGTACACGGGGCTGAAAGACAGAAAGGGCATTGCCATATACGAGGGGGATGTGATACGCTCTCCATTGTCCGAGGATAAAACTCGCCCTCATAGAATCTTTTACCATACCGGCAACGCAGCTTTTATGGGGGCCTTGGTCGATAGAAAGGAATTATGTTATTTAAGATTGGATCAGGATTGGATTTATAAGTTTGGAAAAGAAGTCATTGGTAACATCCACGATAACCTCGAATTGTTGAAAGGAGGCGAGCAATGAAAAGCGAAGTGTTTGGAGTTGCGCTTTTTGGAGCGCCGTACTTGTATCAAAGCCGCGATCCTTATTTCCATCTGAAAATGAAGACGCTTGGATTACGACGAGGCTCCCCTTTGATTTGCGGGCTTCGGCATAAGGCGATATTGGCGAATAACTATGAGTATTGGCTATGCGACTATGACGAAGAGGATAATTTCTGCCGTAGATTCGGGATAACCCCTGCTCATACAGTGGAAGATTTTGTGGAAACGATTAAGGCATTGAAAAAGGAGTATGAAAAGTAAAAAGACCCAGGAGTTTATTGACAGGGCTATGAAACATATTGTAGCCGATTTGTCTGACCACGCCAAATGGCAGCTACGAGCAGTAATGAGCCATACAGCCGAACTCGCCGAGCAGGAGGCCGAGGAAAGGATGCGGGATAAAGCGATCGAATCATTTTGCAAGGATTGCCCAATTTACTCAATACAAACAAGTAATGGGGGAAATTGCCCCGATTGCAGTGCATTAAACGCATTCAAACAAAGACTGAACGAGGAATGAAATTCACAACCCATTGCTTTGTCCGCGTCGAGGATGCGGAGAGATGCTCTGTGCATTTTGACTAACCAAGAATATCTATGAACACGAAAATCAAATCAGACTACGAAAAAGCCTGCAACGCCTATTTGCAGGCTTTTTGCGAGAAACACGGCTACGATTATGAGGATGCCGCGCGGAGCTGGGTCGGCGGCGATGTCGGCGGGATCGCCGAATGCGCGGACTATATAGTTCGGATGGAGGACATCATCACCGACATAGACCGGGACGCTCCGGAAGATGAGTTTGTAAAGTATTACGATTACTGTCTGCGGGTGGGGAGTATCGCCTGCGGCAAAATTAGTACGCCCAATTACAGCAGCTGGCTCTCGGGGTGTCCACGCATGAGTGAAGAACAGATCACCCGGCTGGAGGAGTTGCAGCGGGACATACGCAAGGCGGAAGAGATTCTGGAAAATGAAATCGAACGGACAGGCAACCTGTTTTGAATTACTACGGATAAACCTATCTTTGTTTCATAATAACCATCAATTTATGAGTGAAATTATCAATATTGTCCTGCGATTAGACAAAATTCCACGCGATAGAATCAGGGAAGTTGCGCGTCAGGACGGCAAGGTGGGAATGGTTGTTAATTTGTCGGTCATTGCCGTCAAAGGAGGCGTAGATCAGTATGGGAACAGCCATTTTGTCGTTGTTCGTAAAACTAAAGAAGAGTTCGACGCAAAAGCGCCCACCATCTTCTGCGGCAGTGGGCGGAGGGCCAAACTGAAATCAGAAGCCCCGTCCACCGGACACGCCAGCGCAATAAATGAAGATGATTACCCGTATTAAATATAACGAAATATGACCGAGGAATTACAAAAGTTGCTCTGTACGCTCGAAATTGTCAAAACCAACGTCAAAGGGCGCCACTGGACACTGAAAGGAGAGAAATTCCGCTCGTGGCATTTGCAGTTCGATCAAATATACGATGTTTTGAAAGAGGCAAGCGATACGGTCGGGGAATTGATTGTACAGGCTGGGGATGTCCCCTTTCATGCGCCCTCACAGTTTCTGCGGCATTCGATGTGCGAGGAGCAGTTAAGCGTTATGGACTGGCGGAATATGGTAGCGGACACGGACCGTGAACTGGGTGAGATCATCCGATTCATCAACGACACCGTGCGGGCCGGTATTTATGATCCCTCCGTAGAGAACGATTTAACGGCTATTTCTTCAAGACTGAAACACGAGCGGATGTTTTGCTCGCAAACATTGGAATAGACTATGAAACGGCTTGTTTTTACTCTTTTTACCGTATTTGCGGCCACAGCGCTTTGCTGCGCTCAAAATCCGAATGAGACGCGCGTTGTCAAAGACGCTTCCGGACGCGTGAAGTACACCGTCCACAAAACAGGGGATCGGGAAATAATCAAGGATTCGAAGGGAAAGGTCGCAGGCACGACACGCGAAACAAAGGATCGTAAATATTACTATAATTCGAATGGCTCGTCGGCAGGTACAGAAACCAAACGGGAACCGACAAGCAGACAACGGGAAAGACATAATACAGCAAGTTCTAAATCGAACGACCGGAAGTGATTGGGTTCGGGAGTACCGCTTCCATCCCAAAAGGTTGTGGCGATTCGACTATGCGTGTCCGCAGCATAAGGTTGCAGTGGAGATCGAAGGCAATATTTTCGCTTTCGGACGCCATAACAGACCTCTGGGAATGGTCAAAGACATGGAGAAGTATAATTCGGCTACATCATTGGGCTGGAGTGTCCTGCGGTTTACGCCTCCGACAACCAGAGAGGAGTTGTCGCGCTTCGGAACCACAGACTGTATGGATTTAATCGCAGATGTGCTGAAACAAAAAGAGGGGTATTAAACCCCTCTTTTTTTCATACCTCAATAATCGTATCGTGCATTTCTATACCGGGAGTATTGGACGTTGTAGGTGGTTTTGCAAAATGAAATAAGGCCTTGGCAATTCCATCCGAACCTATTTGGACTTTGAACAAATAATTGGAGGCGGATGTAAATATCGATGACATATAACCCTGCGGATAATTACGCTGAATCATTGCAAGAAACTCCGACGCTCCCGGACCTACTATAGACCCAAGCAGCATAGAAGCATTATTTGTTGGGGCAACAGCTGTGGGGTTGGAATATTTTATATGCCAAATATTACTGTGAGATTCCTTATATACGGTTAATTTGCCGCTAAGGAACGTATATGATGAGAAAGACGGGGCTGCATTGGATATTCGACTAACGACATCTGACCCTAATTTACTGAATGCAACTGATTTGTTTGCAATATTATTAGTTGCTACCGCTCCATCCTGAAGCTGGGAGGTACCGATGCTATTTGCTGCCATACTCCTATTCTGGATCGTACTGTCCGCAATATTATCTCCTTTTACGACCTTATTGCCCAGCATCGTATTCGTGATGAAGCCCGCCGGTATGGTGAGGCCCTCGGATGTCGGGGTGAAAGTTTTCCAGATGGCAATGTTGGCAGCGGTAAAAGCTCCCACAGTGGTGCCGGATGCGCCCGCACTGGCAGATACGGAAAGTTCGCAAGAAGTATAGGCATAAAAATCTGTCCCTTCTTTCGTGGTTCGAAGCGTTGTATTTGTCTTTGTTGCGATGAGATAGCCTCCCAGTGTCAAATTGTTATCAGAGCGGAAGCCGTATATGTCGCCCTTATAATAGATATATCCGGGCGTTACCTGATTGTTACCAACCGTATCGAATCCAGACAGAATGGCGATGTCTTTTACAATGCTGCTTGTGGAAGTATTATACGAATTATGCCGGGTAGTAACCTTCGCCAATGTCTGAATCAAAGATGCAAACTTTGTAAGGTCAGAAATATATACGGGATTACCCCCGGAAGGTGCAGATGTCAAATATTCAAAAACAACCATATTATATTATTTTTAGTTCCACTTTGATGCCATACAGTAACATAGCGTTCAAATCGGCTATGAAATCATCATAATCATTGCTATCTGCCAGTTCTTTGGGAATAATAACAGTTGTGGAGTTGCCAAACAAAGACCCCTCCGTATAAAAATAAGTCGGGGTATTGGCGCCCCCGGAAGAATACATATATACAGGAACAGCCTCCTCCTCTCCGGCAGTATAAAAATAGTTCGCATTCGCACTATTAACCTGGATGCTTATTTGTCCGTATTGCCCGTAATATTTATTCAGTATAGCCAAAACTTGTGCCAGTCCATATTGACAAGCTGCTATCGCGTATGATTTGCGGCGGCTTCTGTCCCAGCTTTCCAGGGTAGGTAATAACGGATATATCAGACTTAATATAAATCGATACAAGGTATTTAATTGGGGAGAACAATATCCCTTTTCTGTGCGAAGACCATTAGTCAGGGCATAATTAGGCCGTAAAAGTTGATATGCAAGCTTCGGTATGTCTATGGCTCGTAACATCACACTGCAGATATATAGATGTCGTTTTTTCCCGTTGGCTCTACCGGATTAACACTTTGCATCTCCACCAATTCACGGGCAAAGTTGAAATATCCTGCTGGAATGGTTATTTGACCATTGACAGGAGTAATCGGATCTTCCTTACTTGAATCCGTAACGGATATATTATTGAAATAGGCATCACGAACACCCGGAGCGCTTTTTATTGCAGATTCTATATCGTTTACATACAGTGGATCGTCACCACGTAAATATGCTTGAAAAGACAAAAAAACGTCTTTGATCTGTTGGGTGATAACCGATAAAGAATATTCTTTGGAATAACGGATGTAGAGGGAAGTGCAGTTCAGAACTGCCGGTTCTGCACTGGTAATCTGCATCTGAAACCCCAATGGGAGAAAGCTGTTCATATAATCCGAAAAAGACTGTAACTCGCCTGCAAGCAACGGCGTAATATAACCGTCATTGTCGATCTTCGCTACCTTCATGACAATCAGGCCATTGTCCGTGGACGAGATGGCCAACTGTTTGATGATCTGCCGATCCGGATTTATTGTTGCATATCCATATCGATATGTTTGGGGATCGACGATGGTCAGGGACGCCCCATATTGGAAGGCAAGAGCCGTATCGATATAATATTGACGTCCCATTACCTTTAAGGAACGGGCGGACGACTCGACCGTTTGTTCTGAATTGCTGATCTCCAACCTGATAATATTTAATACCGATGCAACCGTTGATATAATTCGATTCACAATGGACGAGGAACTCGTATTATTCAGGTTCGGCACCAGTATTTTAATATTCGTGCGTATATCGTCGTAAAAACTCATCAGTCACTAACAGTTAATATTTGATTATCTTGTGTTTGGAAATAGCTCCCTTCCGCCGTGATAAAATTAGGGGCCAAAGCCGAGGATATTTCGTCAAATAACGCATTGAGATCAGCATCAGGAATCGAAACACTGTTTAGCGGGTGTTCCTCCATTACCTCCGTTGCGGCATTGTTACGAACGATGTCCGATACGGTCAGCCGCTGCCCGGCATACAGCGCAGGTGTATAGCTGTCCAAGCCGTTAAGGTCCAGATTCTCATCCAACGCATACAGGGAGCCGTTCGCATTGATACATACGTCGTAAATCGTTTCTCCGCCTTTAACCGTGTAATCCATTCCTATTCTCCTGCATATTTGGCCCCTATTTGGAAATCATACAGCCCATCGCTATTTCGGGAATACAGGATGGAAATCTGGGATGCGCCATCTTCCCTGATCTGCGATTTGGCCCGGGTGACAATGCGCTGTACCTCCCCGTCGGTGATATTATAAGCCCTTTCTTCCATCGCTGTTCCGTATTGGGGCTGGAATATATTCACGCAGGATTTGATGAAAAGCAGTTGGGCGTTTTGCTGGCTGCATGTCGAAGCGACCGCAAAATCCCCTCCGTCGTCACCCTGTACTACGGCAACGTCATTCCTGACAAAATCCCATCGAATATCCTGCATACGCTACAAATATAGGTTTACCTTACGAAGCCGATACATAAGTCTGCCCCGCCTGCGAGATTTTAACTATCACCGTCCCGGAAGCCGGATTCCCGCCGGAAGTTCCGGAAACGGTGATTTGAACCTTGTCCCCCTCCAGCACCGCAGGCTGCCCGTCGATCCTCACTTCCTGCGCCGAACCGGTTATCACTCCTGTTCCCGCGCCGTTCCCATCCGTTACGGCCGTGGCATTCGTGACAGTGATTGTCAGCGAACCCCGGTAACAGGCTTTACCATCCGCCTTCGTCGTCGTGCTCGGAGAAGTAGCAATCTGCGCCGTCGCCGCCGGGGTACACTCCAGCGTACACCCTTGAACAGCAATATACTTTCCCATCAGGTTATCGTTAAATGGCCGTTGTTTATATTCACTTCAGAGCCAGATATAATCACACTATTCGATCCTTGTTGCAGAGTTAGCTGGCTATCTGTCACTCCGATTCGTGTCTGTAATTGACCGTTCCGAAACAAAGATAGATTAGCCGCAATCCGATTAAGATCGAATCTGGTATAGTTGTTCTCATCTTGGGCACGGAATACTGTGACAGATCCGGTATTTGCCACTATGTAATCGACGGCCGGATCGCTGTCGAAGTCGAATTGTAGGCGTAATTCTTCTACCTCCGTCATCGCCACGACAAATGACAGTTCCGGCCGGTCTTCGACAAAACCCACGATAACGACCGATCCGACTTTGGGGTATAATAGAGCGTTAGCATTACCGCCCTGTATGGGCGCGAGGCTTATGTCCGGTAAAGTAACCTCGCTGTCGATGCTAACGCTCATAGTGTTCGTTTCCGTGTCCACTTCTTTGACCGTGCCATACACAAAAGCCACAGTCTTACTTCTGCCTATCAGGTTACGCAAATCGCGCCCCAATGAAGCCATCATCCTGTTGAATTTCTCCTGTCCCATATCACTATTGTCCCGTAAATACGAGGGTTTTATCAGTTACTGTCAGCACCTGGTGAAATCCGTTTTCATCGCACCGGTAAGAGTGCCCTATCACATAATATCCCCCCGACAGATCATCGAAGAGGGTATCTTTGTATTGTACATAGTCGAAAAGCCGAACCGTCGGATATAGCATCGTCGTAATGGTACCCTTGTTGCTGTTGGTACGCAGGCCCGACAATGCGGCATCTCCTACTTGCTTGGCGATCTCCCCGTCCCGGCATTTGATATACGGCAGCGACACCACCTCTCCGTTATCCGCTCCCGTTTCGTATTCGTAGAGCTTCCCGCCGCTGATGTATTTAACCACCACGCGATACTTGTCGAAAAAGCCGTTATTGATGCTGATGTCCCGATCTATGACATTGACCGAAGTATCGAGCTGCACCGTTTCTTTGGCGTTCTCCGTAATACCTACACCGCAATACAGCCTGCCGTCGGTATCTACACGAGAGTAGAGATTATACATCCCCATAACTCGCTCCAGTGCGAAAAACGGCGATATGCCTTTCCAAGTAGAAAGAACGAAGCTGCCTTCCATAGACTTGTCATCGACGGTAAGCCGGTTCCAGTCATCCGCCAGCTTCATGCTGTCCCGGTACTCCTGAAATTTGGGGTTGGCGACCTCGATGATCTCTTGCATCATCGTCTTCACGGCGGTTTCCTGCGTCCAGCTTTTGGCAATCGTGCCGAAACGCAGGACAAAAGCGCCGTCTTCGCACTGTATCTGCGTCGGAAAACCGCATACTACATTTTTCACGAAGCCGTCGAAAGCGACGATCTCCGGCATTTCGTAGCCGTTGAATCCACAGATGTAACGCAGTTTTACAACTACGTGCGCTCCCATTATAATTTGGGCATCCTGTTGGTCTATACGGATGTATGATTTGACGTTTTTACCGATCGCATCCCCCGATGACTTCTCTTTGAGAATCGTATAAAACGGCATACGGATATTGGCGGTACCGAATATGTTGTCCCGCGAATCCTCCGTAGTGAACGAAGTAAAGGGCCCTATGGAGCGCCCTTCGATGAAAACTTCATTCTTGCAGATAAAGTAATTGCCGACAATCTTGCCGCTCATAACTTATACGTGGTTTTAGCCGTCGGTGGTTCCGCCTGCGCTCCGTAGCTGTTTTCGACATACAACAGGGCGTAATCCGTATTCACCTCCAACAGATCGAGGCTTACCTCCCACACCGTGGAACCTCGCTCCGGGGTGACGGAATAACTCTCCAATACGACATTGAAGATATTAAACTTGTCATTGAGAATCGGGTTCTCAATTTCAAATACCCGATCTTCAGCCTTGATCTGCCGGAATAATTCAGCCAACTCTGCGGCAATACCATACCCTATTTCCTTATTGATGACAACATCCGACGATAGCTTATAAGGATTCAGCAAATCGACAGAGTTCGGTTTGGATTCCAGCTTGAACGAAATATTAACGCTTGTCGGGTCGTTGGCAATCCGTTCGAAAATCGTAGGTCCATCGACAAGCTGCGAACGGCTTATCAGCTTACTCCCCTGTATGGAAATATCGAATCCGACAGGCATCAGATACTCGTCGAAAGCGATATAATAATCAGTTGTCGGTTCCGTCCGATCTAATTCTTCGGATGTAAAAATAGGCCTATTGAGTGTCGAGCGGTCGAAGCGCGATTTGGCAACCTGATTTCGCAGCTCTTCCGGTGTAGGCTTTCCGGTTCTCTGACTTCCTCCATTGGTAAATACCTGCCGCCATACTCCCGTTTCGGCAAGGACGAGTTTCGCAGCAGACAGCCCGCTGTTAATGGCATCGGCAACAGGCCCCGTAATGCCGCCGATAGCTCTCCCCGGTGTGGAAAAGACCTCTTTCGCCGAATTTATAGTGCGGTCGATCTTACTCTCGGTACTGGTTTCATTTGCTATCTTTGCCATATTACGTTACACTGGTTGCGTTGTTCAATGCGATCGTCAATCCCCGCACTACTACCTCCTCGATCTTGGGTTCCAGCTTGCGGCCCAGCTCCTCGATGTTCTCCACCGAGGCGATGTTTATATCCATATCAACAATCTCCTTGTTGAAGTTGATGAAAACCGACTTCGACCCCTGGGACAAGTTAGAAACGGTTTGCGCATTAGGGTCTGTTGATCCACCTCCCGTTCCTGTGATGCCCCTCAGTCCTGCGGGAAACAAGTCACTAATGGCCTTAATTCCGAGTTTGCTTAATGTAGGTTTCCTTATCTTTTTTGTATCGTCGGTATACCGCCAATTAAAATAAGAGGATGTCCCTACAAATGCGTCGATAAACTCGTTGGAGTTAAGTTTGTCATACGCCGCTTGCACAATATCACCGTGTCCAGCTTCTCGAGCGCGTTTCGCCGCGAATTCCGCAATGCGAGAGACCTCGCGGCCATACGCCTTTTTTTTGGCTATATTATTAGCCATTGTCGTAAATAGGGCTGCGTCTTTGTTGGTACTCAAGCCCCAAGTCATTCGCACGCCCCCCGTTTCGGGGTCAAATTCCCCATATTGCTTTTGGCCAAAGCTAATACCATTTGCTATCGAGCCAATAGTGTTTGCTATGGTTTGGATCGCCGACGCAAAAGTGTCGAGTTCCAAAATAAATTGATCTAACTTTGCCCCGACTTTATTAACATCGATATTGCTTATCCAGTTCACGATCTTATCGCTCAGCCAGCTATACAGTTTCTCGTTGGCTTGGGCGATCTTGTCCCAGTAGGGCGAAAGGCCATCGGCAATACGCATCCAGAAGTTTTCTTTGGCCAGCGCGATCTGTCCCCTGGCCTTCATTACCGGATGCGATTCGACAAGCTCGTTGAACTCATCCAGCACCGAGCGCAGGTTGCTTTTGTTCTTGAGCCAGTCGCGGTAATCACCCTGAACACCCCGCTCCTCCATCATATTCATCGCCAGCTTGCCGATGAACGGAGCCTGCCCGACCAACTCCCGGATGTCCCGAATACTCGGCGCGGCCTGCCCTAACAACTGTTGCAAATTGACGTTCACGCGCTCGAAGCTCAAACCGCCCACGTGAGCGATCTTGCCGACAACTTCCGCCAGGTGCGACGCCTCCTCCGGGGTCAGCTTCTTGCCGTCCACGTTCAAGCCCGTAAACATATTCATCGCATTCAGCATCCCGACACGGCTGAAACCATATTCGGCCGCTAACTGCGTCGCACGGTTCAGCGTCGCCTGGTAGTTGCCGCCCAACCCTTTCTCCGCCATCCGCATCTGCATAAGATTGGAGGCCGCCTCCGCCATATTGTTCGAGTTCAACATCCGGGTGCCGACCAGAAGAGGCAACCCGGAGGACGCCAGGCGCCAGGCGTGCACGCCCATCCATATTTTAGCGGCCCCTATAGCTACTTGACCGAACGCACCGAGGGCCGGGATAGCCTTTCCCGCAGCTCCCGCTAAAGAAGTAAAGATTTTCCCCAGATTAACGGCATTATACCGCAAGCCGGAGAAAGAGGAAACATTGTTGAAGAAGCTGTCCTGAAAGGTCTTGACCCGCTTTTGGAACACGCCCATCCCGTTCTGCCAACCCGCCTGCGAGAAGCGCCACTGTCCGAACTGGCGCAGATGCCAGCGAGCGCCGATGTTGAGCCGCTCCTCCAGATTGCGCTGTTTCCACTTTCGCGCCGAGCGAGCAATAATATCCTCTTCCGGAAGCTTCAACCGTCGAGGAAGGTTACCGGCGGTTCTTACGTGGATGTCCTTTGCCGCCTTCTTGAGCGTTCCGAGCTTGGCAATCGTAGCGTCCAACTGCGAATCATCGACCCGCAGCTGGAGCTGAATGCTATATACCATATTACCTGGCATCAGTTTCTCTTAAAAGGTGCAAAAAGGATTGAATCGATGATTACCAGAGCCGCAGTATAATACTTGTCGATGTCATAGGCCGACATCTTATCTTCCAGTCCCATAATCGGTTCATGGAAGATATAGGACACGATCATTTTCTTGTACAAAAATGGATCGTCCTCGGCAATGTATTCTTTTAGTTTGGTAGTTATACCATCGGATTTGAGGACGGCTCCGTTTCTAACAGTCCCCAAGTAGATAAAAAACGGTTGATGTCCTCCTGCACATCCTCATTGTTGAACAATGATATGCATGCTACTAAGTCGTTCTGAAGGTCTTTAACGACCTTTTCGTCGTCGATGGTCATCTTGACGAAACGACAGGCAAGATCGGCCGTTTCGTCGAGGTCACGGCCAGCCTGAATAAGCGACAAGCCAAACTTGGTATGTTCGACGCTCGTCCTGGAAAGACGGCAAACATTAACCGTTGCGGATGTTTCGATCTCGACAAGGCCGCCTTTGCCGTCCGCACCCCGTTTGAAATAGGTGACTTTTACGGGATAGGTAGTGATAGGATTTGTTCTGGACATAATTTAATACATTTTTAGTTGTTAATAAAGGGGCGGCACAACCGTCCGCCCCGATGATTTTTCAGACCAGTGGCACGATGTTGCGCTGCACGCCTGTACCTCGCAGGGACAAGGAGCCGGTCGTTTCGACATCATTGCGGTTCACGCTGCCGCCCTGCTCCTGCACCATCGCATTGAGAAGCGTATAGACAACGGTGCGAGGCGTCGCCAATCCTTTCATCGCATAGCTCCACGAGATGCTGAAAGGTGCAAGCTGATGCATGGCCGCGATCTGCTCCGTTACGGGCAGCGTAGCGTTAATCGCATCGATAAGGGTCTGCTGCTCGCCCTCCTGAAGCGAAAGGTTGGCAGTATAAGTAGCATTCGCTTTCTTGATACCAATGGGATCTACGGAACCGATGGCGAATATCTCCTGAATATTCTGACTGAACGTATAGGACAGCTCAGTGCCGGTATCGATAGACAGGCAGGTGCCGTTCGAGAGCGTGAGGTACATCTGCACCTCACTGCTCGCTACGATTATATCCTGATGATTCATGTTCTGTACTACTCTAAAGATGTTACGAAGAAAGTGGTGATAAACGCCTCCCGCAGCGTGGCATTGGGCAAGATGCGGATCGTGATTGCGAAGGCCCGACTTTTCACGAAGTTACCGTCTTTGGCCTCCAAAGTAACCTCTATCTCGCTCGCATCTCCGCGCGACAAACGCGGCTGAATATAGTTGCTGCGGAACGTAGCCAGAATCGCCGACTTGTACCCGGCATCGATGTCACCTGAAGCTGTAACCGGAACCTGGGTATTGATGAGCTGCTGGAAATAGTACTCCGCATCGTCGCACACTCCGTTTGCGACGCGCACGAACTCAATAGCTGACAAGGCGTTAGTCGATTTATTGAGTGTAGCACCGTCATTGTAGTAAACGCCGCTGTTGCCGGGACGGGTGCGGGTGAAAAGGTACTGCTTGGCCCCGATGTCGTCGATAACACTCCGAGATACGACAGCGACATTGCTCGCTGCATCCGCTGTCGTGGTATTGACGAAATAATCAACCGGGCTTACGCTTCCCAAAGTCATCTGACCAATGGACTGCGCCGGATTGATCCCGGCAAGAATACCGAGAGCGCGGCCTACGTCGGCAGTGTATGTCGGAACGGGAGTTGTCAGAGCCAGTGCAACGCCATAAGCGTTGTATGTATCGCCACTGGGCAAATTGTTAATATCCTGCCCGATACGTCCGGCATCCAGCACCGCGACCATACGGTAGCTTTCCGCAAACATATCCTGAATCAAGCCTTGTATATTCTGGATTGCTCCCTGACTTTTCGTCAAATCCTCCGCAAGGCCGGATTTCGGGACTGCGGTATTGCTGGGATATACGAACCCGATAAGGCGCGGTCTGTTATCCCACAGCGTAGCGGTGGTTTGTCGGATTGCCTGCTTAATAGCAGACATCTGTATTGCTGAAATACCTTTTTCCTTCGAATAATCATAGCCTACCAGCCACAATTTAGACCCGCTCCCTGCCTTCGAGTAAAACTCCGAAACCTGGAATTTGGCTCCATCGTCCAAAGTGGAATAACCCCCCAGCTTCTGCGCTTCTTCCAAAGAAGCAACCAGGACGGGGGTGTCTATAAGAGGAGAGGTCGAAGATACGGGAAGCACCAGCATCGCCACCCCTTCATTAGATGAAGAAGTGCCGATCGCGGTATCCTGCAATTTGACGGTTACACCTGTTCTTGCCATAATATCGAATTTTACTGTTATACTTTAGATGCCGATTTACGCCCCGATTTAGCGCCTTCTTGTCCGGAATTGCGCCGACGGGCAAGTTCGGCCCGCGCCTCTTCCAGCGTCATAGAAGGAACTTCGGCTTTTTGCTTCTCAGAATCCGGGGAGGCATTGCGTGCGCTCATGGACTTGGCGAACTGCGCGTCAAACATCTTGTCGAGTTCTTCACAAGTCAAAGGCTCCTTTCCTTCCTCTATTGAGCACCACCGAACCTGCTTATGGACCCGAAGGGCGTCGGTCATACGGGATTCTGCCTGCCACTGCTGACGATACATATTCCCATCATCCGTAATGAAGACCTTTCCGAATTTCGCCGTAACGATCAGAAGGTTTTCAAAAAACTCGTCTTTATAGTTTACCATAGTGGATAATTTTTCTGATTGATTAACATTTCCCGGCCCATTAAAAAGGCCGGGAAACACAAAAATTAGGGTCTGGGCGCTATATATTTAGCCGGTACGATGTTCACGATACCTTTGCCGCCCTTACGAGCGCTACCGGCACCGAAACGCATATCCATCGAGAACTTCCAGCCATACGAGTTCGGATCGGCAACGACATGTACGTTCGTGTTGCCCATCGCCAGAATAACCTGCGAGGGGATGAAGCTAATAGCCAATCCGTATGCAGTAGCGACCAGTACCGGCGCGGTATATTCCGGAATGGTACCGTTCGCCTGAACCTTGCCGTCGCAGTAAAGTTCTGGATCGACAACCTTCGATGTCGCCGTGTCGTAGGCCGAAGTTGTCGAACGCGACATGAAGTTGAAGGCAGAGTACTTGCCCAACATCGGACGCATCTCACCGGCAGTTTTGGTCAGCAGGCTCGTGAGGTACGGATTCGAAAGAAGCTGCTCCATGTAGGCGGCATCCATCACACAGTCGATGTCACCATCCTTGATGTCGTAGTTCCAGTTCACGAACTTCGTCTGCGCCTTGATAAGGTCGTTGGGCGATAGCTCCAGCAGGTCACCTGCCGCCTTCGAGTTCACGGGGAAAGCATCGGCTGCGGCGAAATGCTTGACAGTGCCATCAGCAGCAACACCCGACATCGGGACACTTGCGCCCGCACCTTCCGCAATCTTCTGGAGGGCGTAGTTGTGGATGGCGTTCACCATGAAGCGCACGGCTTCGCTCTGCCCCCACGAACGATCGTCGTAGGCGAGGATGTCGGTATTCGCCGCCTGCCAGAGAATAGGCTGAAGGGAGAAAACCTTGGTGACAAGACCAATGGGGTCGTCATCATAGAGGTAGTCAGCCACGTTCAGCGGAGCACGGTCGCCGTAGTAGATTTTCGGACTGATCGCCGATTCTACCCAGATGATACCCTGCTTGTCCGAACCGCTGGTGCGGGCGCAACGAGCCGCCCAGGTGTTGGCCGGAAGCAACTGTTGGTAGAAGAGCGAAAGCCACTCGACGACGGCCAGGTCCGGGGATGTCGTGACGAAATCCGAGGAGTTGGCGCCGGAGGCCAGCTTTACGGCAGTGCGTTCCGCGATCGTCGAGAGTTTTTCGTACCGGCCTTCGCCATTACGCACATTGATATTGCCCATGAAAGCCTTGAAGCCTTCATCTGAGCTTACGATAGCTGCAAGCTCCCGGGCGGCTTCCACTTTCGATGCGTGCTCCGGACGGCAAACGTCCGTAGGCGCGACAGTAAGCAGCCGTGCCGCAGCGTTGAATTTCGTCTTGCCTTCAGTTGTGGCAAGGAATTGATGGAGTGTTTTGTTCGTTTCCATACTTGCTTTCAGGTTGATTTTGTGGGGATCGATGATTTGTGCCTTGCCCGCCTCACTCGTCGCCTCCTTATGCTGCACACTCGCCTCCGCAGCTGATGCCAGGGTCGTGGGTTTAGGCTCGGGTTCCGGCGCTTTCTGCGGTTCAGGCTGCTTCTCGGCCTCTTTTCCAGCCGCTCCGAAAAACGACTTCAACTTGGTTACGATCTTCTCGGCGATACTCTCTGTATCTTCCGCATTAAGCGTTCGAAGCTCTGCCTCGTTTTCTGCCGCAGGGACAGGCTCCGCAGCGGACAAAGTAGTCGCCTCCTTTGCGGGGTCCTCCTTCTGGATCGTCCCGTCTTTAGGGTCTTCTTGCGTCATGTTGCTTTTGTATTTATTGATAAGTGAATGATCTTTAGCCGACAAGGTTGTTATGCGTTCCGTCTGGCTGGGCGCGAACTCCGTAGCGAGCATAACCTTTTCGCCCTTGAAATCCGAAACCGCATCGGAATTGGACTGGAGAGAGCATAGCGACACTTCATATACAAGGAAGTAAGTCGCATATTTAACTCCCGTGGATTCGTCTTCTATCTCCCGGCTGACCCCTCCGATGGAAACAGCCCTGTAAAATCCGTTTTCGTACAGGTATTTCGCCGTTTTACCCCGCTCCGTCCCCTCGGCAAATTTCAAAGTACCGATCCAGTCGTTGCCTTCCCGGTGAATATTTACGACATTTCCGATAGGTTGGCTATCCCAATCGTGATTCTCCAACAGCACCGGATTCTTTTCATAACGCGACCAGTCGATACCGTCGGACAAAACGACCATATTATGATCGTTGATCGTTTCGTTACTCAATACCTGCCTTAACTCTGCCATACAAAATGCGTAATTTCCTGCCCAAATATAGGTTTACCTTTGATTGCTAAATAAACCTCCCGCAACGGAAAAAATATTTTTCCGACATACCAGCACAAGAACAGCCAAGACGATCCAAAATCCCTTCATCTGCGTCTGCTGCCACCACGTCAATTTACGTTCAACCTCGACGATATCCGTATTCACCCGATCGCGGTAAATCATACTGTCCCGATATATCACCTCTTTCTCTGTTGGTATGGGCTTTTTCTGCGGCTTATTTGCCAGCGAGTGGAACAACGCCCCGTCGGGAGTTATTAGAGCGTCAGAAACGGCGTATGACGTTTCCAAATGGCTTGTTGTATCTCGGACTGTCTGACGCTCACTTTCAATCGGAACCTTGACAAACACCGTGTCCGGGATATACTCGGTACGAACGACGGTTTCGACCCGCACACTGTCCTGCGTCGAGGTCGTCAAATGACGACAGGGACAACAAGCGACAGCGAGCACCGTCGCGATTCCGCAGAGTATGACCTGCTGCAGCTTCATCGGGTCATCGGAATATAGATGGTCTCTCCGGCCGGTTTGGACAACAGTTGTTTTCGCTGCCTCCCATCTTGATTCTTATACCCGATATGCACCCAGCGAGGCACTCCGGCGGCATCCTCGTTTTCCGAAATCATCTGATCGAACCGCTTGCCCCGAAGCCATTCCCGGCAGAACGACTTAAACTCCCGGAGCCGTCCGTTGTTAGGCACCAGATCGACGGCCCAGCCGACGCAATGCGCCGAGGTCGCCGAACCTTTGACGGCCTTGTTCAGTCGATAACCTCTATATCCGGACGAAACGGTCAGGGCCGGAGTTCCCCAATGTTCGTTCGCACACAACACGGCCCACGCCTCCCGCAGCGGATCGATCAGACGGTCGATCATCTCTTCAAGGTTGCGGCGATGTTCTTCCGTCGGCGCATTGTCCAAATTCATCTTTCGGGCCGTTGCCGAATAAGTGAGTTCCTGTAAAGTAAAATGTTTCATTTCGACTGCTGTTTTTTGGATTCTTCCCGCGTACGGTCGAGCGTGCGGAGCAATTCGATAATATCTTTGGGGTCTTTGGCGTGCGCCAATTCAGCCACGATGTCGCCGATCTTCGCTGCCGACGACCGAGCCGCCCGGAGATTCTCCCGCACGCTCCACGCCTCGATACACACGGCGATCACGGCTGACACGGCCGACGCATAGGGCATCGACCAAATCCCGAACAACAGTCCCAATACATCGACGCACATGAACAACGCCGTCACCTTGCCGTAGTCCCCAAATTTGGTAAAGGTGCGGCGAAGCCCGTGAGAATCGATCGACAGCTTCAATGCCCGCGCCTTGCGAATCCCGGCCCGCATATCGACCATTACGGCGATAAACATAACAATCCAGATGATAATTTCCGCCAGTGCAGCCCGGCGGACCGTCAGTATATCCACACCGAAAATATCGGCAACCCCGTCAAACATCACAACCACGATTATCCCTCCCAAAAGGTATATTTCTCTTGCATGCGGGCTATATATTCATCTCGCTCCCCGGCCGTGGCATCGCGCCACGTCCCGGATTTCTCCCCGGGGAGTTTTACTCGCCGGGTGAGGTAAAGCCGCTCTTCGTCCGACACCTCGGCGGCCTGGGTGATGTAACCGCCCTCTTCGGCGATCTGCTCCGTAAAAGTTGTTTTCTGCTCCTTCATAGCAAATTTTAGTTTATGCCGTAGCGAATGAAATACGTTTGCCCTGAGCCGCCGTATTGACCGCATACCAGTCTGCTTGCTGCGGGTCGGTCAGCTTGGCATATACGTCCGCATGGACCGTGACCGTGATGGCCGATGTATTGGTCGCATTCTCCACCAGATACTGAAAAGATTCGAGCGTAAGCAGCGGGATGTCCTTCAGATTGACATTATATCGTAATTGTTTGATTCTTATCTCCTGTAGGGATTTACACCCTGTAAGTGCCGCATTGTTATTACTGTTTTCGAATGTCATACCCCCGACAATCGTGACCAACTGCCGACATCCGAAAAATAGATAAGCACAATCTGAAAACCGCACAAACGTCGATTCCGGACATAGGTATATAGTCTTGAAGTTGCTCCCCGTGAAAGTCGAGCGGGCCGTTACGTTAATTTCAGATGTAAACTGGTTCGGAGCCTTCCGAGGCGGAAGATTCACCGGAATATCAACACTGTAAAGCACCGAATCCCAGTTCGAATTATTCAATACATTGTGTGACAGACTGTATATTTTGGTCATCACACTGTTGGAAATACCCGTCACGGAACCTACGGTCCAACTCTTGCTCGATGAATTCCACACCGCACCGGCCGCCACGAACAGATCGTGCAGAGGGCTGCCTGAAGGAGTGGACGGTACCATTCCGGAAAGTTTAGCGTCGATTTCAGGACCGGTAAAAATACTTTTATATACTGTTGCCATATAATTTACTCTATTTCCGTTACACGATCGTTCCTGTCATCCGTTTTGTCCGTAATCGTCACTCCCTTTAATTCTTCTGAAGGGTGCAAATCGTCGTATGTCGCATAATCCACGATTCGGGTTTCATACTGCAACTCTACGACTGATACGCTGGTACCTATTTCCCGATCGAAAGCCTGGGTCGTATAGGTCCGAAAGCCCTGATAAAGAGGATAAAAATTATATTTTCGGATCAGCTCGCCAAAGTCCTCTCCCTGTTTCGACTTTTCGATATAACTGCGGACCTGCATAGCCAGGTTGAGCGTCTTTCGTTGCTGTTCGTTGAACGAAGCCGCCGTCTGATCGTTGAAATTGGCGATTATGGAGAAAGAAATTGCCACTTTATCCATGATAAGACCGCCGATATGCACATCCGCCCGGGGGCTGTTGTTCACACTCACGGCAACGCACGGAAGAACCGTATTGATGATTCCCCTTCCGTCGTCCGTTACCGCTCTGACAGCGATTTTCTCCTTCGTAACTACGGGAGCTTTGCGTAAGGACTTAACAAAAGCGTCTATAATATCTCCGAGCATACTCAATGACTATCTACTGCGGACAAATATAGGTTTACCTTACAAATCGCGTCTGTGTTTGGTAAAAAAAGCATCTAACAGGCGGTCGAAACGCGCTTTCGTTACAGAGCCTACACCCAGAAACTGCCTTTTTTTGACCGGACCGTCGTATTTCCACCGGCCCCGATGCACATCGCCCCGCTTTGCCGATCGGTAAGCAGTATGATGAGGAGGCATCCCGCCCTCGTTGTGCGCCCGGGCAAATGGAACGTCCGTCCCTACAAAAATATCGGCATCATTGCGTCCGATACGACGGGAAATCCACTTGAAACTCTTCTTCAGAAAGCCGTTGTAATCCAATTTGGGGTATCTGATGTTGCTTTCCCCGCCGAAAGCCGTACGATCCGGCCATTTACCGCCCGGAGAACCGGCGAAACGCTCTTCTTTGAAACTTTCGTGCGTCTGTTCCAGCATCTCCTGTCCAAGTTGTCGCGGAATATCCCGTACTACCGTCGCCCGAAACTGGCGAAGATTGCGAATAAGGTCATCTATATCCGGCATAATTACTCGTTTTTGTCGTCAGATTCCTTATTTTTACGTCCCTTGTTGAACATATCCGACACTTTGGAGGTCAGGGAACTCACCCAGGAGGAATTATTGACCTTCGTATCTATGTCATCGGCGCTCATGCCAATTTTGGCATATACCTCCGGCTTGAAACGCATACCCTGTTTGGCTGCGACGCTTCCGGCGCGTTCGAAGGTGTCGATGGAGATCGTCTCATTCGGAATCTCCACGAGTTCCGCCCCAAGAAAACGGTCATCCTTGAATATGCGGGCCAGCTTGGACAGCGTAGCGGGCATATTGAACATCGCCAGACAGCTTTCCGTATCGTCATCCAGAATGTCGCGATACATGTTCATATGGATTTGTGCCAGTTCTTCGGAATTGGTATTCTTCTCGGTAGCGCCGAGCAGCGTGCCGCCGGTCACCAACTGCATGATCTCCGACCGGTATTCGCTGATATACTCCTTGAATACCCGGAAGGCATCCGCATACGACTGGGTGTTGATAGGATTGACTTCGACCTGATACAGACTTTTACCCCCGTTTGCATATTCGTTGCGGAAAGGCACGACGGGAATGGTCATCGGATCGAGTTCCTGGGCCAGCGATACGGCAATGTCCTTGGCATCCTCGTTGTTGGCCATATAACCGATTACAGTCAGAGGAAACGAATATCTTTTTGCCAGAGCGCCCCAGTTGTTGTACATATCCACGATCCCGATCATGGCACGAGAAATGGGTTGCAAAAGTCCCAGCCTGAAATCCTGGTCCGTCGTAGGCTCGAAATAGAAGAGGTTATCCCATTTGTCCGCAGTGACAATACTGTAATAATCGTAAGTCATATTCCGCAGCCCCCGGTTGAAAATATCGATGTTCCGCAGCGGAAAATCTACGATCTCCCAATCTTTGGTATCGATGCAGAAAACCCTCACTCCGTAAAACTTCGACAACAACAGTTCCCGCATGAATCCCTTGAACCAACGTGTGCCGGTGTATGTTTCCGTCATCGATTTGTCGATTTTACCGTTGATTTTGAAGGCAAAATCTTTCTTTTTCAACGGAGTAAGGCGCTTTTCGATCTGGGATTGCAGAAACGGGCTGGACTGAATACACCACGAATAGAGCGTATCGAGATACACCAGATTACTGTAATTCAACGCATTGTTTATGGCATTACGCCAATATGACGGCGTGAACTCCGCATAGTAATTGTTGAACAGGTACTGGGATTTGACAGAACTATTCCCGACCACCTGCGGGACTGTAAACGGATTGATCGCCGGAGTATGAAATTTAGCCATATTATCCTCGATATTGTCTATTTATCGTAACCAGCACGCCTTTCGTGCCGTTTTCCTGCAATTTGGAGGCTCCATTTTCCATCGAAACCTGCCCTCCCTTCAGCTCTTTCAGCGTAATGTTGGCCTGCTCGAAATTCGCTTTCAGCGGCTCGCTGATCTGTACAGAAGGAGCGCATACATTGTAAGCCGTGAATACCTTGAGAATCCAAAGCAACGTCTGATCTTTCTCCTCCTCGTCGGTAATGGACAACAGATCTTTGATGTCGTAATAGTTGCCGATCTGTGCATACACGTTCGCCAATGCCGTATTGTAGGCATTCCGTACAATATCGGGGTATAACTCCTCAAACTCCTGCAGCTGAACCGGAGATACCCATTGCAACAGCTCCGATTTTCGGAAATACATATCCGTAATATTGACCTGAACACCCGACACATAAGCCGCAAGGCCGGAAGAAGCGTCCGAAGTTCCCGCCACCATCAGAATTACGGCAGTGTAATCGTGCGTGAACTCAAAAGGAAGGGCTTGCGTCACGGCCGCCACGTTTACAGGACGGTCGGCAATCTGCTCTATCCCCGAGCCATCAGAAGCGACAAGGAAAATGGAAACTTCGAAATCCCCGCCGTGTTGCGGGAATATGACCCGGCTTCCCTCCTCCAGTACCGCCGTTTCTATACGGCACGACAAACAGGCGGCATCCGGGGCTGAACTTACAGCACCCTCCTCCGAAACGGAGTATCTTTCATTTTGCCAGGCCGACGGGTCCGGCTTGAATATGACAGCCATATATTTTTAACTTAACATGCGTTTTTGGCAACCTCCGCGTCGTATCAGGTAAGTATGCCCGTAAGTCCCTTTCGTAACGACCATATCGCGCGACAACAGGGAAACCCCCTTGGCACAAGCATCCGGGATGTCGTCTTTCTTGAGTTTGTTGTTGTTCCGGGCGAAACGCAGGAACTGATCTATGGTAATTTCGCATACGCCGCTCTCCTTGACCAAAGGAGAGAAAATAAATTTGCCATTGCGGAACAGAGGTTCCAGCGTCGCCTCGATAAAAGTGAACTTATCCCCGGTATTGCGCGTGTCCCAATTCAAAGGACATACCCACCCCCGTTCTTGCTGGAACATCTCGAAAGTCGTCTCGAAATCCAGCGGCAGCTGTTTTTTCTCCATCAGTATGCGGGGTGCAATCGGCGCTTCTCGGTAAAGCTCATAGATGTTTTCCAGCATCTGGCGGGTAGTACCTTGCACCGCCCGCACGTCGATAAGCCAGATTTTTCCCCGCGCCTGCCCCAACAACACCGAAGCTTTGTAGTCATTGACCTCCCGATCTTTGGCCGACGGGTCCGTATAAATGATACAATCCACAAATTCCGACGCAGGAGGCAATTCGCCCCAGTTGATCTTCTTGAATACCTCGCCTTCACCTTCATCGGCATACTCACCCTCCATGAAGCGCCTTTGCTGCATCAGACTCATAGTCGATAACGTACCCAGATAATCTTCGGAAATATGTTCCAGATTATCATCGACGCTGAAGTGCATTACAAGCGACTTTTTTACTAAATCCGCATCCAGCGGCTCACCATCGGCCCCCTTGTGCAGGAAAAATTGCTGGTAGGTCCAATGCAACTTCGTCGTGGGATTGAGGGCAAGCAACATGATATTGGAAACCGGGCTTCCCTCCTTTGTCCTTATCTTCTGCGCCATACGGGTTTTGAGAATGTCAATGGGCTTATGATCCACCTCCGAAACCTCGTCCACGAAAATATGTCCCCACTCCGTCGAAAGAATCTTGTCGAACCCCGAATCATCGTCCCGCGAAGAGCGGATAGATGCAAACTGAATATAAGCGTCATTGTAAAACCGAAGAAGATTATCTTTCCCGTTGTATTTGGCGAACGGCTTTCCTTGTACGGTGATCTTCTGGTAGGAGGAATACCCGTTATATCCGGCGATCGCATTCAATACCGCAGGCAGTGTTTGCAGGATCATACCCGACTGAAGCGACGTAAACGTATTGCGAACAATCAGATTATTGGCCCGGTAGGCTATGCACTGAACAATCATCCAATACAAAATCAGGAACGTCTTGCCCGAACGGGAGGCCCCATAAAACAAAACACTCGTATAATGCCCCGAATTAAGGGCATTGTACATCGCAACCTGTTTGGGGTTTAAGGGTATGTCAAGATTTAATCTTCGCACCTGAATCGTCCGCAGAACGCACTAAATGAATTTCTATGCCTTCAATGTCATTCTCGTCCCGGATTTCCCCGATCCTCTCATTCGTTTCACTCGCCAGCTTCAACATCGAAACCAGCGTCTTCATCGCCGTAAGTTTGGAGTTCAACACATCGACCGCTGATTTCGTCTTCGCATCACGCAACTGCCGACGCACCATCTCCACATCCTCTAAAAGCCCCAGCGATTCGAAAGACGCCTTGGCCCGGTCCGACATCTCCGGCACAACGACTTCCGAAAAATCATTTTCGACCTTGCGCTGCCGCGAGGGGTAATCCGCGATCAAATCCGCAACCGTCCCTATTTTCGAATCCGAAGCCATCATTCGCTATCCGTAAAATCAATGACACGATCAACTCCATCGGAAAGATAAGCTACCAAAAAAGCGTATTTATCAGTCGCCGTATCGCCCCGACTAAAATCAGCCTTGAACAACTTACCATCCCGCGTTTCAATGTCGATATGACCTGATCCATCCTCCGACGAAACAAGCAGGTATATACCCCGTATCTCATCCGCCGAAAACTGCAAACAGGCATCTTCTGTCCGAAGTAAAAACATAAATTCCGATTTTTATCCGAAGCAAATATAGGTTTACCTCTCAATACCCCGATTTTTTACCCCCACGCGCAAATCGAAATCCCGTCTCCTGAAAACATTTTCCAAAAATTGCCAAAAAATGCCGGTCCGAAAATATAGCGAACATTAGATACGGCCGAGGGGGTGCCGGCTGTTTACCCCGGAATCCGGCAGAGGTACACGGACACACGAAGAACACCACACAACAACAAACGCCAGCAAAGGCCTGTTTTCTTTGATTTGGCGGCACTTCCTCTACACTGTGGTATAGTTTATCGCTCCGGTGTGCTTTGTACAAAATACGGGCTATTTGTGTGGGTTTCTCGAACAGAGAAACCAGCACCAGGAATATATGTATTTCTCGACAGAATACCAACCAAACACCAACAACTACACAATAAACAGTAATACAGTGTATTGCATCACCAATAAACACCCCATACACACCCCAAACACAACGAAGTAACAAAACAAGCAAAAACCAGCAACCGCAAAAGGGTGAAAGAGTAACAAATAGCCGATGTCCCTACATGAATTAAAATGTAATTTGTTGGGAGTATTAGAAAACTACTACACTTTAATACATTATAGAGAAGTAATAGAAATAGAAATTTTATGTAGATTATTATAATTTACGGGTAGTATAATATAAGCATTAAAAGGGTGTATTTGGTAGTATTAGTTGTAGTAGTGAGGGGATATTATAAAATAAATTTAGGGAAAAATAAGCATTAAAAATACGCTGCAAATTTAATATAAAGCCATCATTTGCATTCAAGCATTTAAGTGCCTGAAAATCTTTGTATTTTATTTTGTTATTGTGTAATTATTTTGTATATTTGTGATATCAGAAAGGAGGTGATAAAAGCCTTTGATGTTCTTTGAAAATTAAAACAAAAAGCCCCAGCGGGTAAGGCTGGGGCGTGCGGTGTGGATCGGCCTATTTTAATTGATCCGCTTAATAAAAGCCCGGACAAATGAGTTTTCGAATTGTTTCGGGTTCCGGGTTGGCAGTTCTGGAGGAGCTGCCGACCCTCCGGGCTTTATTTTGAAAAAACGGAGTGACTTGTAACACTTGCAAGCCTTACAAATCACCCCAATAAATAACAACGTTTAACCAACTTAGAAACGGTTAGCCATCCGACGTTACAGGGGCGAAGATATGAAAAACAACTCGAATTACCAGAACGAAAACACAAACGCCCGCCAATTTAATTACGAATGCGGTTCCGCGATCGGTTATTTTACCAAATCGGATTATATCAAACCCGGAATTTATAAGAATCCCGAAGGCTATACGCCTAATGTCTGGACGGGTAGTAATTGCCCGAAAGATCGTTTTTTGCCCGTAAAAGAAGTAGCCGGATATATCCGCGAATACATAAAAAAAGACCCGGAATTACGCGCGTGCAAATGGAGCGTAACGACTGAAAGCTATTTGGGCGGTCAATCCTTGACTGTGGCACTTATGGCGGCGACGTTCGATGTGTTTTCGGAGGAATGGAAAGAAAAACACCCTTACGATGTGGAACACGGATACACGCAGCACGGAGATTATGAAAAGGCCGTAACGCCTGAGGTATTCCGCGTAATATCGAAAGTAAAAGCATTTGCCCAATCGTTTAACTATGACGATAGCGAAGGAATAATCGATTATTTCGACCGAGGTTTTTACGATAGTTACCATATCGGCAAATGGGATAAACCATTTGTTAGAATTGAGCCGAAACCGGCAAAGCCAGCAGCAAAGACAAACACAAAGACCGAGGCCGAACCGGTCACCGTGGAGGGCCTTCAGTTAGTGGACTATTCCGAAAAAGCTATTGCGGTAATCGGCAACACGAAGCCAATATCCGAACAACTGAAGAAAATCGGCGGCCGTTTCAATTCGCGCCTGTCTTGTGGGGCTGGCTGGATATTCAGCAAGCGCAAGGAATCGGAGCTGCGCACACTGTTAGCGTTGTAATAACTTCCCGGCGGCGCTCTTTGAGGGGCTGCGATCGAATCGACCGCCGGGAGCAACAACCAAAACAAAAGGAAACAAACAGTATATTGAAAGATGAAGCAGCCAAAAGTAAAGGAGCCGGTACGCCTCCGGTCGAAACCGCTCAAGGACGGAAGCGAATCGCTGTACCTGGATATTTATTGGAACGGGATTCGGCAATATGAATTTTTGAAATTGTACCTTATTCCAGAGACCACGAAGGAAGCGAAAGCCCGAAACAAGGAAACGCTTGCTATTGCCACGACGTTGAAATCCGAACGGATTGTAGCTTTGCAGCGTGGAGAATACAACTTCTCGACGGCCGACACAAAAATAAAGCTCCTCGATTACATCGAACAGGAGCGGCAAGGATACATAAACAGAGGTTCCACGAGCTACGCCCAAAATTTAGGTTCTTTGTATTCGCATCTCAAAGCCTTTGCAGGTCCTAACAAGAAACTCGCCTCCGTAGATAAAAGATTCATTCAGAATTTTATAGATTATCTCAATCGCTGCGGAATACGCGGGTCAAGTTCTTCCGTTATTCTGGCGCGTTTAGGCAATATCTTAAATCGGGCAGTCAGATCTGGGCTGATCGACAAGAATCCCGCCGCAATGCTGGACAAGGAGGACAGGCCCAGGTTAGACGTAAGAGAACGGGAATACCTTGCAATAGACGAGCTGCGGCAATTGGAAGCCGCTGCCATTGCCAATCCCCGCTATGCCGTCGTCGCAAACGCTTTTCTTTTCGCCTGCTTCACGGGGCTGCGGTATTCCGACATTTCCCAACTATGCTGGCGGCATATCGTCGAATCTCCAGACGGGGGTTATGAAATTCATCTCCAACAACAGAAGACGCAATCCCGCATAGTGGTCCCGCTGTCCGAAAATGCGATGCGCTTTCTGCCTTCAGGACGAAATACGGCATTCGATAAGGTTTTCAAACGGCTAAACTCCAATGCACAGATGAATGTAAAACTCAAAAAATTGGTTGAAGCTGCCGGGATATGTAAGCCGATTTCCTTTCACTGCGCCCGCCACACTTACGCGACGATGTTGCTGACATACGGGGCAGACCTTTATACCGTTTCCAAATTGCTCGGTCACTCGAATATCGCCACGACCCAGATATACGCCAAACTGGTAGATCAAAAACGCCGGGAAGCAGTAGAATTGATCCCGGCGCTGTAAAAATATTTGGATGTTTCGTAAGGTAAACCTATATTTGCATTGTCTTTCAATGTCTGTAAATTCGTTCCGACCGCCCCCGGCCTGTCATCAGATGATGAGCCGGGGGATTTTTAATTGTTACGGGTCTTTGGATCACGCGGCAGACATTCTCCATAGCTTCGGTTTCAATATCTACTATCCTCACGAAAATCATATTTGGATTCCAATACGGCTTTGGACATAAGAGCATTTTCCGTGATCGTAGCTAAAGCAAAGCAAATTCCGGAAAATAGGGCTACCACAGGCAGTGCTATCAAGAAATATACTATTGAAAAACCGAATAGCCCGCCCCCAGCAAACATAGCAAGCCCCAAGACAAATACGACACAAAATATTACTATGTTTACCCAGCCTAACGCCCGAAGCGTCCGAATACCGCTGCCGCGATAATCCACAGAAATATCAGGCCGCTTATGCTGATAATTGGCAGGTCTTGAGGATGCAGGTGCAGGTGTAGATGTAGACATGGAAGGTGATTGTGGATTGTTTTGCATTGCCATTTGCTGTTTCTGTTCTCTTTGTTGCTTCAATCGCTTGCTGTTGTTTTTTTGTATCTGCATAGCGATAATCAAGCCGACTATTCCCGCAACAATTATTACAGGAATCACCAAAGGAAATCCCTCGCCCGCTTGAGGAGGGGGACAAGAATAAGATTGTAAAAAATGCATCATACTACTTTGAATTTAATTTAAGTTGTCAATTTTTTTATCCCCTGCAATAAGGTAGCCGATAAGAGCAAATACCGCAAATAATAATCCAAGTACAGCCGCAGTAGTAGTGTCCCGTCCTTGGCTTTTGGCTAAAAAATAGCATCCTGCTGCACATGCAGCCCAATAAATTAATGTAAGCATAAAATATAAATATGTTTATTGGTAATAAATTATTTTGCATTTCAAAAATATAAAAAATCCCCCACCCCCACAAATTTTTTACAATTTTTTTCGTAACGTAATATTTTAATAGCTTTTATAGTCGTCTATGACAACAACTTACAGATTTATATATGTAAAAATAATCCCCGGAATAATCCGGGGATTATTATACAACATTCAATACTTGGCAAATTTTATTGTTTTTCCTTTGAATCGGGTCGCTTGAATCCGATCGGCTGGCCGACCTTGCGAGCCTGCGGCACCTTGATCGATAGCGCCGCGATAGCCTGATAAATGTTGTCAAGCTCTTTGCGCATATCTTCCGAAAGATCGTTTACCGCTTCGGCATTGTCTTCGTCAGCAC